CTTTCGTGTGTTTCGTATGATCTGCCGTTCTTTTAGTAGGTTCTCTAGTTCCATTCTCTCAATGACCTGAAACCATTCACCATGTCCAGCCTTTTTCAATGCCTGTAACAACCACATATCACCACCCTGTGTCACTGCACTACTTATTAATGCAAGTGATGCACTTGATTTTCTTTGTCCCGTTACGTCATTGAACTTATATACGGCCAGAGGTACTTTACGCTCAGGGGGACGCATATTTCTTAGTTCATCAACTAGCGGTGCAGATACATTCTTGGGTGGCTCTATCCAACGTTGGATAGAGGCGCAACTAGAAAGTAAAGTCGCCAATAGGAACAGTGATAACAGTCGAACTACCATCTGGACTCACAATCGTTAATTCTACGGTATCAGTACTCTTGACATAACTTATTGTTGTTCCTTCAAAAGTAACTGTACCGGAAGTTCCTGTGTCTTCCCCGAACATACTATCTACTAGTTGCTTAGAAAGTTGTGCGTATATCCTTGACTCTACGTTTTTCATAAACTTAGCAAGGTTTGTATTTGCAGCATCTCGTATTAATTGTCTCTCTGATGCTTCTTTCTTATCTTTAAGCGCTGCCTTTCTAGTGAACTCTTGGTTCTCAATAGTTAGGACGTGAGCGCTATATCCCTGACCGCTAAATGATGGAGACTTCCATGTATGGATGAGTTCAGAGCCATAAACTGTCCACGGAATGAGAAATAAAATATATGCAATTAACAATATTGATAAATTTCTAATCATCCTTCTTCTCCTTTTCAATATCACGAAGTTCCAATATAGTATTAATCTTCTGGTCCATTCGTATCATATCGTTATCAAGCATTCTTATTCTATCTATAAGGGCAATAGTAGTTATAGTGGCTCGTTCTAATGCTGGGAGAATTTGTTGAGTGACGTATTTCCAGATAAAGAATATGAAATAACCCATACCAGCAGCCATAACAACAGTAATACCCTGCTCTTGAACTACTTTAATAATTTCTTCCACTATACTAGTCCTTTCTGGCATCCTCCTTGCCATCGGCAGCAGACATCCTACGGACATCTGGTTTAACACCCAATACATGGCATACCAAAGAATCTAGTCGCACAATTTCATTATTAATAGTTTTGACACGATTATCTAATGCTGTAATCAGCATATTCAGTGTCGCAGCGGAATCCACCACTGATGCTAGTATATATTTTAGGAGAATAATAATAAATGCGCCGCCAGCTAAAACGGCAGTAATCGTAAAACCAAGTTCAGCGATAACTGCAAATATTTCCATCGCTATCTCCTATACAATACGATACAGGAGTATTTAGGTTATTAATTTGTTTTAGGACATATTAATAGGTGGGAACGACTTATTTTACAACCGATAAATGCATTATAGTATTCATCTGGTTTTAATAAACAATCTGTGTCGAATTGAAGTTTTGCTTCGTAATAATTTAATTCGCCTTTTGATTTACATAGTCTAACTATTTTTCTATCAAACAATTCTAATCCGTGCTCTTCTACTAACAGCTTTACTTCTTCATTTGAGCCACAGTAAGTTTTCCAATCAGTCTCCATTATCTTGATGCGTTTTCTTTTTTTACCCTTCAATGGGGGTAATCTTCTTTTAGATATTAAACCTTTTTTGCCAATATAATCTTTACCATTTCTTTTATCAGTTACTATATAAACAAAACCAAGATTGTCTTCAATCATCTCACTTGTGAATGGTTCACCGTTGTAGTGCCAAGTCACAAATGTCTCCATGCATTTATAACATCATTCATCCTCTTCACTCCACTCAATTTCATCAATGCATTCTGGGTCATCAACTGATGCGGCGCAGAAAGGACAATTGTTTATTTGATAATGGTGTTCATCCATTGCATGTTTAATACGGAACTCTGCTTCACATTCTTCACATACTATAAGTTTCAATCTACTGCCTCATATGCGTCATCCCAGCTACCTGATAATCCTGCCACCTCATACTCAGTGACACGGTTCTCAAAGAAATTAGTGTGGTCTGCACCATTCAGTACCCACTCTAACCAAGGCAGAGGATTTTCCTTCACCTTGAAATTGGTTTTTAAACCTAACTGCAATAAACGTCTGTCTGTTATATACCTTATATATGATTTTACTTCAGATGCATCTAAACCTTCAATCTCACCCATCTTATAAGCAAGGTCAACAAATTTGTCTTCTAGCTTAACTGCAATACGAGCCATTGTATAAATGTCTCCTTTGAAATCATCATCTACTACCTTGGGATGCTCAACACAGAACTGGCGAAACAATTTGGCGTTCCCCTCAACGTGCATAGATTCGTCACGAATAGACCACTCAACAACCTTGCCCATACCCTTCATCTTACCGAACCGTTGGAAGTTGAGAAGCATAACGAATGATGCAAACAATGCAATCCCCTCATTGAACACAGATTTTGCAAGTGCAAGGCCTAAACCCTTCATTGTGGTATTATCTGACTCCTGCATGAACTCAATCTTATTCACCATCTCTTTGTACTCTAGAAATGCATGGTATTCACTGTCTGGTAATCCAAGTGTCTCGTTGAGTAGAGCATATGCACGTTGGTGGATACCTTCACGGGCTGCGAAAGAACCAAGCATGTTACGGATTTCATTATTCTTGAACTTAGGAATGAACTGGTCATAATAGTTTTGACCCACTGCAACATCAGACTGTGTGAACAGACGTAGAATGTTGGTGACGTATTCTTTCTCAATATCGGTGACTTTACCAGACTTCCAATCAGATACATCCTCAGACAAATCAAGCTCATCCTCAATCCAATGTGCCTTCTCATGGCGTGTGGTAATCTCTACAGCCCAAGGATAGTGAAACGGTTTATAGGTTTCACTGAACTGCAATAATCCACCACCACTGCGTTTTTTCAGTAGGTCATCACCCACCTTCATGAGCTCATCGTAACCCCCAATACGCTTGTCATCAATAAAGATTTGGGGAACAGAATTAACCCTACGAGTATTCATCACGCCCACCACTTCGGTGGCACCATTAATTGTCTGATAGAATGCTAGGCGGTCTTCTTCATTATCAATTAAATCCTCTTCATACTCAAATGCATGCTCCTTCAACCAACCCTTTGCCATTGAGCAAAATGGACAATCGGACTTTGTTACCACCCTTATATTCATACTATACTCCAAATGATGATCCACAACCACAACTACTTTTCTGCTGTGGATTGCTAATTTTGAGGAACGAACCCCCCAACTCTGTTACATAATCTATTTCTGACCCCAAGACATACATCTCTGCCAGCGGGTCAAGCACTAATACATTTTCAATTGGTTCTGACCAATTTACATCTGGAAGTTCTGATGCCATTGCCCAAATATATTCTAAACCAGAACATCCTCCACCCTTGACTCCAAGGGACACATAGTCTCCATCTGATCTAACGCTATCTAGATAATCAACTGCTGTTTCTGTTATTGTTACCCCTGACATATTTTGCTCCTTTTATATGCTATCCGCTACAGGCTGCACATTCTTCTTGTGTTATTGCTTGTGTTTCGTAATCTTTCAATGCTTCACGAACTACTTTGGTTGATACGTTTTCGGCCTTGTTGGAAGTTTCTGTTCTCAAATAATATAGACCCTTACATCCCAACTTCCAAGCATTATAATGAACACGGTGTAGGTCTGCTTTAGATGCGCCTGCTGGAAAGAATACGTTTAGAGATTGACCCTGACATAGAAACTGTTGGCGGTCAGCACCCTGAGAAATAATTGCGTTCTGGTCAATTTCAATAGCAGTCCTAAATATACTTTTTATCTCTGGTGACAGAAAGCTTAGATGTTGAACCGAGCCACCATTAGTGATAATAGAACTCCAAGTTGTTGCATCATTCTTATCTACCTTCACCAATTCCTCCTCAAGATATTTATCTTTAACCAAATGGGAACCAGCACGGGTTCTATGCGTATAGGCATTTGCCTTACTGGGTTCAATAGATGGGGATGTGCCACAGATGATTGAACTGTTTGCATTGGGTGCAATTGCTAATAGATGAGAGTTGCGGCGCCCTGTGCCTTCCATATCGGGGCATTCATCACGCTCTGTTGCTAATTGCAATGTCTCTGTGACTGCCTCTGATTTGATATGATCAAAGATTTTAATATTTTTGGTCACAGCAGTTTCAGACTCAAAAGAAATACGATGCTTGTGCAAATAAGAATGCCAACCCATTGCACCCAAACCAAGGCTACGTTCTTGTGTAGCAGAGAAACGGGCCCGACTAATCTCATCCCCGGCATTTTCAATGAAAAACTCAAGCACATTATCTAGGAATCGAATAAGATCACGAATCATTGTAGTATCCTTCCATTCATCAAACTTCTCCAGATTGACAGATGACAAGCAACACACAGCAGTACGATCTTCATTGGTAGGAAGATGAATCTCATTACATAGATTAGACCCGTTGATCTTTAATCCTCTATCTTTCATGGTTTGTGGTAATGCCCGATTGGCTGTGTCAATGAAGTTAAGATATGGTTCGCCTGTGCGATAACGTGTCTCTAACACTGTTTCCCACAACTTTCTAGCCTTCACACTGTCACGAGCGTCCTGTTCGTTTGGATCAACCAAATCCCACATTTCATCACGCTCTACTGCTCGCATAAATGCATCAGTGATATTCACTGCATGGTGTAGATTGAGATTCTTACGATTCACGTCTCCTGTGGGTATACGCATGTTCAGGAACTCAATAATATCAGGGTGACTAATGTCCATGTATGCAGCGTATGACCCCTTACGGGTCATCCCCTGTCGATATGCGGTCATGTCAGCGTCTACTGTATGAATGAATGGCATAGGGCCAGGTGCTTTATCTGACACTGCACGAACATCACTCCAATGACCACCAACACCACCACCTTTGACTGACAGCCAACGCAATTCAGCAGAATGATCAATCAAACCCTCAAGGGTATCAGGAACATATGTAAGAAAACAGGAAATAGGAAGAGCTCGTGCCTTCTCACCCGGCATAGGAGCATTGGATAATACTGGGGAAGCAAACATAAACCACCCATCACTTACATAGTTGTAAATCCTTTGAGCAAGCTCCATATCATCACCCGAATACGCAACCGCTGCTCGTGCATATGCTTGTTGTGGTGAAACTTCTTCTTTAGTCTGGTAATAATCTGTAAGTAATTTCTTAGCTTGTTCTGATAGAGATTGATCTTTTGTTTTGTCTATTTTAATTCCAACGTAGTTTTCTGTGGTTTCGAGATATACAACTTCAGCGGTTGCGACTTCCATTTTTTACTCCTATATCCTTCTCCATTCTGCGAACCTCAATTTTGCCGCAGCACCTGAAAAAGTATTATTTGTTATGATTTCTTGTATTTCTTCTTTAGTATATCCCGAAATAACCATATCGTTGATATCTTTACATTCCATAGTATCAGGCCACAGGCATACATTCTTTCCCTGATCAATCATTTTCTCTATCTGTTTATTGATCTCCTTATTTCTTGGCTCGTTGTCGTAGATGATTGTGAGATCACCTTCAATATTACTAAAGTCTGCTCCGGCAACTGCAATACAGTTATCCAGAAACAGACTATCTAACGGGCCCTCAACAACAAGAATAGGTTTACTCTTGTCTACCCTATCTAGACCAAAAATCTTATCACGATCAGCATCAATCTTGATGGTGATATACTTAGGTTGCTCATTACCAAAGGCTCTACCTTGATACGCAAACACCTCACCATCTTCACCACGGAACGGAATAATCAACCTTGGATGATCGCCACCCAAAGAAGGAAACTTATTTTTAATTATCGAATTCGTGAATTTAAAAAATGACTCGCATAGATATAAGTCTGAGAGCGATTCAAGTGGTAACCTTCTTTTTTCAACAATGCATCTTGCGGGATGTTCTTTGGGCAAGTCTTTAATAGATTTAAGACTCTGAAGAATACCCTTTTTGCGAAACACTGGTGCATTAAATTTAAACTCCGGTTGAGGGTTACTGTGAGTCTCGACGCCCTTTTTATATCTTTCCAATATATAGTCTTTGTAGGTTTTTGAGTCTATTGTCTTGACCAGATTACCAAGAGATGCCCCAACACCACAGTTATGACACTTAAAGAACAAGTCATTCTTCTTACGAAAGACAAATCCTCTTGCCTTAGTTCGTGATTTTTGGGAATCGCCACAGTAGGGGCAACGGAAGTTCCATAGATTATCGCCCTTCTTCTTGAACTGTTGAAGATAGGGGCTGATAATATTTAGATATTTGGTATCGATGTATGACATTCATACATACTAACAGGTTAATATTAAAATGTCAAGACATATTCAACATTTTATGTAAAACAAATCCAGCAACAATTGAACATCCGATAAGGACATGTCGCCACTTTTCTAGGACGCCTACCCTTGCGGCAAGATCGTCTTTAATTTTTTGGATTTGTTTATTTTGTTCGTTATGTTGTTGTACAGCAGCAGCCATAATTTCTTTGGTATTTGTGGTAATGCGGGAGTGAAGTTCATCTATCTTGGCACTCAATTCTGTGC